TGCCATTAGTTACTAAAGCAGCGGTAGTCGAATATCTTAGACTGGTAGCCAAAGAGCAATCTTTGCCAGTACAAGTCCAAGATGTCTACCCAAGCATAGATGACAACGTGGCATATGGTGTTTATGTTGCAGACATTGAAGCAACTAGTCGAGTACCTTATCGGTTAGCAATACAGAAATGTGGTGCTATCTATATTGTTACTGACACTATGAACATCATGTTTGTCTCATATCAGAATGATCCTCAAGCAGGAGTTATATTGCGAGCGATAAACACCCTAATAACTGATTCTAAGTTTTGGGATGGATACATCGAACAAGATATGACTCAGGCAGGAAGCATTGGTAATAGAAACGAGATTTACACCTACACACTTGATCTGAAGAGAATTGATTTTAACATTATTACAACTTAAGGAGAAACTATAATGGCACGCATAACAGTCAATACAACTGGCACTCAGCCAGTATTATTGGTAAGCACTGAGATTAGCACTCAAGGAAATATCGCCAATGGCATATTTGCAAACACTGCTAATGCACTCTCAGTAACTTGCTTACAAGATGTCACTTTGACTAACAGCACCGGCGTGTTCTCATGGACTGATTTCTGTTCAACGGATATCAATAAAGTGAGCACACCAGCAGACAACGAAGTTGCTACTAACATCGTAATTGATGATCAAGTATACTTTGGTAATTCTGCTGCTACCGCAGGTTCTGCAAAGTTCCTAGGAGTAGGTGGTCTTTCACAGACTAAAACTCAGATTCAATGGAAATTGGTCTGGGATAGCAGCAATGTGAGCGGCAATGCTACAAATGCATATTACACATCAGGTGTAGGCTTTATTTCAAGCCTAGCCCCAACTGTCAGCCCAGAGGCACCAGTTTGGGTCACACCTATGTCAATTGCAGTGAATGGTCAGATGTATAATGGCAAGAATACTTAATATTCTTGTTATGACATTGTAAAATATGGGGGGATTCGCAAGAGTCCCCCTTTTATATTCTGGAGAAACAAATGAGCAATTCAACATTGAAAACTGTCGAGGAAAAACTACAATCCTTGATCGCTGACGAAGCCAAGCAAGTCAACATGATGATCGGTATGCAATCGACCCTAAAACAGATGCAAGCAAAGAGCACGTTTAGATTAGCGTTGCTCAATCAATTATTGGAAGAACACTACGATAAATATAGTGGTAACTAATTAAAAAGGAGATTAACTAATGAATTTACAGGACTTTAAAGTCAAACCCAAAATCATACAGATGCTTATTGACGATCCAAAGATTGTTGAAGCATATGGCGAACCTGTCAAATTTTGGTCTTACGATTACATATCACTTCCTCAATTTTTTGCCTTCTTCAAAGCACAAAGCGAAGGAGATCTAGACAAATTATCCGTCGTCATGCGTGATCTATTGTTGTCAGAAGATGGTAAACATTTATTGGCAAACGATGAACAACTTCCAATCGATTTATTCACAGCAGCAGTGCTTGTGTTGGCAAATCATTTGGGAAAATCCGAAACCAAGAACTCAATCCTAAAGGAGACTGGAACACCGCAATAATGTTAAACGTAGGCATGATAGCAAAAACATATGGAGTATTGCCAAGTTATGTTGTTGAATATGCCAATACATACGATTTAATGATTGCAGATGTTATGAGTTCTTGGGAAGAATATCAATATAACAAGGCAATGGGTAAACCAAATATCCCAAGTTATACACAAGATCAATTAAAGGAAATGTTAGATAAAAGTAAAAATATAACATGAATCAGATACCTCAAAAAATAAGACAAATCAAGCAAGATCTTGATGTTAATAGATTAGCAAAAAAAGGTGCTGACTATCTAGAATCAATAACTCCTATTGATAAAGGTAATGCTCGTAGAAATACGTATGCAACCGGACCTAATATAATTGCCGATTATGAATATGCTGGTAGATTAGATGATAATCATAGTAAGCAAACTAAAGGTAAAGGGTTGATACAACCAACGATTGATTTCTTGGATGAAGAAATCAATAAATTAGGATAACTATTATGGCACGATCAATAACAGATTTCGTTATTCGCATAAAAGTCGAGGGTCAAGGGCTCGTTGACAAACTCAAGACCAGTGTGGATAATGTTGACAAATCTGTCAAAAAGGCCACAGGTTCATCTGATAAATTAGATACTGCTCTAAAAGGATTAGGCGGAACATTGAAATCTAATATCAGTACTGGTAATAACTTTGCTGATAGCATATTAGATTCAATTGGTGGAATGGGACGATATGCTAATGCAATTGCCCTTGCTAGTGCTGCTGTTATAGGGTTAGGTACTAGAGCAGTATTGCTTGCTGATCAGATACAGGACGTTGCTAACAGTACAGGAATTGCTGCTGGCGCGTTATTGAATTTCCGTAACTCTATCGTAGAAGCCGGTGGTGATGCCAACGATTTTGAAACAATTGCCAATAAACTTAATATAACATTAGGTGAAGCCGCCGAAGGTAGTGACAAAGCCAGAAATACATTTAGAAAACTCGGTGTAGATCTGGGAGATGCAAAAGGTAATCTACGCAATACTGGTGATATTTTAAGAGATACTATCAGAGCACTGCAACAGATACCTGATCCTGCTTTACGTGCTTCATTAGCAGTCGAAGCAATGGGCAAATCTGCTGCACAAATAGATTGGCAAAATGTTCAAGCATTTAATGATCAATTTAAAGATGAACAAATTGCTCAACTATCAAAATATAAAGGTGCGATAGATGAATTGTCAAATTCAATCAGCACTAAATTGGTTACTGCGTTTGGTCGTACTGCGATAGAAATCAATAAAATTACCAGTGTCATAAAGAAGAATGAAGAAGAAGCCAATAAAGTAGGTAAGACATTTGAAGACCTTCCTGGAACTGGGAGATTACCGGGAATCGGTGTTTCTGGTTTGCTTGGTAAAGAAGCAATCGATTCATTAAATGCTTATTTCAAGATCTTTGCTACAGAGATTCCAAAAGCAGAAAGAGATATGCTGGATTTTGCTGAGACGGTAAAACGCGCTCAACAAATGAATCTTTTTGGTAAAGGCAAAGAAGATACTGGTGAATTGAAATTATCAAAAGATACACTAGATGCTATCGGTCTACAATTATATAAACAAGAACAAGATAGAAAGAAAGCAGCACAAACAGAAAAAGAATTAGCCGATTTGACTTATCAACAAGGTCTAAATCATTTTAATAATAACTTACAATTAGAAGATCAACAACGTAATACTGAACAGTTACGTAATCTATTTGCCGATATAGTTCTATTGAATAATGTATTGTCTACAGAAGGTGCGATGAAGCAACTTGCTGCTCAGAATGAATTGATTGGATTATATGGGCGTGAATACGAATACAAGCAAGAATTGCTAGCAATCGATGCTGAGCGTCAAAACACTATTGATCAAATCAATCAAAATTTGATATTGATGGGTGATGCAGTTCAACAAAGCGATATTGCTCGCGCAGAACGCGAGATCGAACTTGCACAGTATGTTGCTGATGAACGCCTTAGAATATTTCTAGATGGATTAGAAAAACAGAAAGCGGCAGAAGAAAATGTTCCCAGTACTTTAAATAGATTTTTTGACGATCTAGCCAGAAGTGCTAATCCAGCAATAGTTGCTTTAAACAAGGCAGACTCAGTATTGAACAACATGAGAACTTCTCTTGATGAGTTTGCTACAACAGGCAAATTTAAATTCAAAAACTTTGCGCTGTCTGTCATACGCGATCTATTAATGGTTGAGGCACAAGCAAAATTAACTTTACTATTCTCTTCAATAGGCAAGGCATTTATGGGAGCATTAAATCCTGCAGCCATACCCATTCCCGGTAAAGCGATGGGTGGGCCTGTAACAGGTAATTCACCATATGTTGTTGGTGAGAAAGGTCCAGAACTCTTTATACCAAAATCTTCTGGAACAATCATACCAAATGACAAGATGTCTGGCAATCAATCATCAGGTGGACCAGTCACTAATGTATACAATAATTACAGTATCAGCGCAATCGATTCACAATCAGTTGCTCAATTCTTTGCGCAGAATCGCAAGATGGCATTAGGTGCAGTGACTATGGCACAGAAAGAACTCTCATACGGATCTTAATTATGGCAGCACTTCAAACGATTTTATCACGTTGTTCTAGCATCGCTATCAATCGCAGAAAAGTGGTTGGTGTGCAGATCACTCGTAATGAGATACCAAGAACATCTCTTACTCCAACTACTCAACCTTGGAGATTTACTCTTGAATTTCCACCAGTATTTAAATGGTGGGAAGTAAGACAATTAGTAGAAGCACTTGATGCTATGGATCGGTATTCACCAGAGTTGATTACATTCAATGGTACTTGTCTACAATGGATGTGGCGATATCAAGGAGTCATGAGTCAGGCTCAGATTAATAATATATTGGTTGATTCTTACGTGGGTAATCAGTTGACTCTCAACGTGCTTCCATCATTCATGGACCCAAGTCGCGTGTTATTCTATCCTAATGATCTGATACAGATTGGCAATTATCCATATCCTGTAACAGTAGTAGATACAGTATTGCGTGGTACTAGCAATGTGACGTTCACTGTCAATCGTCCAAATATCATAGGTAATATGGGTGTCAACAATGGAATAAAAGTTGGTCCCGCATGTCAATTCAATATGTTCTGCCCTAATATGCCCACATACCGTATCAAGCCGGGTGGTTATACTACAGTGAATGGGCAAGTTATATCTAATGGATATCTAGAATTTGATGATGTGTTTGAGTTGTACGAATGGACTGGCGGTGCTGCATGAGTAGCAATATTCCTGAAGTAGGCAATAACGCGCTACAGATCAACACTGCTGAGTTCGTGAAGTTAAAAATTTACAATGACTTTAACAACACCGCTAATGTCAGCACCTACACATTCTCAAGCGCATATCGTGAAGAGACTATTGCCAATGTTGCTTATACACCGCTTGGTGGATTGCTATCAGTTGGTGCGCAGGCTCGCGATATCAGAGTCACTGCTGGTGATACTTCAATATCCCTTTCTGGCATAGACGGTAATAACATCTTTGTCGTATTAGATAGCAAGATCAGAGGATCAGAGTTGACCATCTATCGTGGATTCTACGATGCAAACTACGTATTAGCCAATACATATCAGAGATTTACAGGTATCGTCACTAACTACAACATCACTGAAGATCGTGTAGATAATGAAGATAATTTCACTGTGGGTATATCTGCTTCTTCGTTCAAGACTGTGTTAGAGAATCGCGTTGCAGGTAGAAAGACAAACA